ATGTATGATTGGATTGCTGATTATCGCAAGCAGCATGGTATTCTCAAAAATGAGTTCAATTGGGGCGATATTCCTTTTGACATCATGAAACTCTACGCAGGTATGGATGCTGCGTGTACCTTCCTACTCTATGAGAAGCTAGTAAAGATTAAAGGAAACAAACGCTTGTGTAAGGTATATGATAATATCCTTATCCCAGGCTGTAGGTTCCTTACAGATATTCAAGATAATGGAGTACCCTTCGATGTAGATCGTCTTGTAAAGTCTCAGTCCCTAATGCAGGAGGAGATTGACCAAGCAGTAGCGAATTTATACAAGAACCCAGCAATCGCTAAGTTTGAGGAAATAAATGGAAAAGATTTTAACCCTAACAGCACTATGCAGCTTAGGAGTCTACTTTTTGACTTCTTGGGCCTCACTCCTACTGGAAAGAAGACTGGTACTGGAGCAAACAGCACAGATGCGGAAGTTCTTGGAGAGCTATCAGAGCAGTCTGAAGTCCCAGGACTCATTCTTTCAATACGACAGAAGTCCAAGATTAAGAATACTTATCTGGACAAGATCATACCGCAGCTGGATAGAGATAGCAGACTACGTACGGGTTTCAACCTCCATAGTACAACTTCTGGCCGTCTCAGCTCTAGTGGCAAACTTAATATGCAGCAGCTTCCTAGGGATAACCCTATTGTAAAAGGCTGTATCAAAGCTGCTCCAGGACATAAGATTGTTGCAATGGATTTGACAACAGCAGAGGTATATGTTGCTGCAATACTAGCAAAAGATGCGGCATTGATTGACGTCTTCAAGGCGGGTGGTAACTTCCACTCACAGATTGCAAAGAAAGTATTCAAGTTGCCTTGTGAAGCAGATAAAGTAGCAGAACTGTATGGTATGCAGAGACAGGCAGCTAAAGCTGTAACCTTTGGTATTATGTACGGTGCAGGTGCAAACAAGATTAGTGAGCAGGTTACTAAAGATAGTGGTAAGCCTTTTACTAGAAACGAGGCTCAAGAAGTGATCAACGATTACTTTGAAGAGTTCCACAAACTAAAAAGCTGGATCGAAGATAACCAGAAGTTCATCAAACAGAATGGCTTCATTTATAGTTACTTCGGTCGTAAAAGGAGATTACCAAATGTCGCCTCTACAGATTCGGGTATCCAAAGTCATAGCATTAGGTCTGGTCTTAACTTTCTGGTGCAGTCTGCTGCTTCTGATATTAACCTCTTAGGTGCTATCGACATGGGCAGTTGGATCAAAGCTAATAAGAAGAAAGCACGTATCTTCGCATTAGTACACGATTCCATCTTAGCCGAAGTACCAGAAGACGAGATCGAAGAATACATGGAGCAACTAGCCAAGTTCATTCAGATGGATAGAGGTTTATCTATACCTGGTGTGCCCGTTGGTTGTGATTTTGAGATTGTACACCAAGACTACTCTGGTGGTAAGTTCGAGAAAATGTATGGTTCTGACGTATAAAGACTTAGATAAGGTAGCTTTCCCTGTATACAAGATGGAGTCTGGAGACTGGACTCGTGCAGATGGTTTATTGTTCATGAACGATCAGTTGGTGGATGATACCAACCAGGAAGGAGAAACTTTAGGTGTTCGCAGGATGCAGACACCTTTTAAAGACAAGTACGCTTTAAAAAATGCAATAATGTCACCAAATGGTATTTTAAAGCAGAACACTCTGTACTTCATTGATAGCAAAGGTACGCCTTTCGGGTACCTTAAGACTTTAATGTGTAAAATGAAGTATTTAGAGATTACAGAGGTTGTACCGAAAGGTGGAGCCACTATAATACGAGTGAAAGGTATAAAGCAGCCTTTTACCGTACCACGACCTCCCGATTCAAGTATGAAATGGGCAGGTATTTTGCATCTACATGGACTTCCGTGGATGCTTTACGAGTATTCGGACACGAAACTCAAAGATACGAGAAGAAAAGTATAATATGGCTAAAAGACAGAGCAAAACACTAGCAGGAGCTAGTTTGACATTACATGAGATCGAGCCTTTAACACGTAACCAAGTAAAGGCGTTTGAGTCTAAGAAGAATTTGATTCTACATGGTCTAGCGGGTACAGGCAAGACATTTATCTCAAGCTATCTGGCTTATGATGATATGTCCAAGGGTATTTATGACAAGCTAGTTATTATCCGTAGTGCTGTACCTACCAGAGATATGGGGTTCCTTCCAGGGACGGAAAAAGAAAAGGCTTCAGTTTATGAAGAACCTTACAAGGACATTGCAAACGAGCTATTCCAACGTGGTGATGCCTATGGAATTATGAAACAGAAGAATCTAGTAGAATTTATGACAACCTCGTTTATTCGAGGAATTACACTCAGAGATGCGGTTATTATTATTGATGAGTGCCAAAATATGTCATTCCATGAGCTAGACTCAATTATTACTCGTATGGGTGAGAATTGCAGGGTTATCTTCTGCGGAGATTTCCGTCAGGCGGATCTAAAACAGAATGGCATGAAGAATTTTATGCAAATCCTCAAACGCATGGAGCTTTTCGACTTTATTGACTTCCAGGTAGAAGACATAGTACGATCCGACTTCGTTAAATCATATATTATAGCAAAGAATGAACTTGGCCTATGAAAGCAGTAATTAGTAACAGAATTTATATGGAATGTAGTGCCGAATTGCAACAGAAAATCGACACTGAGCTGACCTATGCAATCCCTACGCACAACCCACTTGATCCTCCTCAGATGATTAAGAATATGGGCTTAATTCGTAACGGGTTGATTTCATTACCGATAGGGCGCACGGATTTGATCCCAGATCATTATGAGATAATCGACAAACGTCTCAACGTGCCAGTAGACTTTCCTGAATTTAAGTTCGACTTACGACAGAGCCAGAAAGCTGTATATGATGAGATCGAAGACAACGCTATAATCAACGCATGGGTCAGTTGGGGCAAGACTTTTACAGGTCTTGCAATAGCGGGTAAGTTAGGTCAAAAAACACTCGTTGTTACCCACACTGTCCCATTGCGTAATCAGTGGGCAAAAGAAGTAAAGAAAGTATTTGGTATTGAAGCTGGCATCATAGGTAGTGGGAGATTTGAACTTGATGCTCCTATCGTGATTGGCAATACACAGACTTTATACCGAAACATAGATAAGATTCGTAAAGAGTTTGGGACTATCATACTAGATGAAATGCACCACGTTAGTAGCCCTACCTTTTCTAAGATTCTCGACACAAATTATTGTCGATACAAGATAGGTCTATCAGGCACTATCGAAAGAAAAGATGGAAAGCACGTAGTTTTTAGAGATTACTTTGGTAGCAAGTTGTTCCAGCCGCCGAAGGAGAACTACATGACACCGACTGTGCATCTAGTACACTCTGAGATACGATTTATGGATGGAGCTAAGATACCTTGGGCTAATAGAGTGTCTGCGCTGTCCAATGATGAAGAGTATAGGCATACAATATCCATGTTAGCCGCCGCATATGCCGCCAGAGGACACAAAGTGTTAGTGGTAAGCGATCGAGTCAGTTTCCTTAAGAGCTGCGCCGAACTTACTGGTGATAAAGCTGTTTGTGTTACAGGTGAGGTCTCGCATGAAGACAGAGAAACACTCGTAGACGAAATCCTCTACGGGGACGCAAATGTTCTCTACGGAACGCAGGCAATTTTCTCAGAGGGTATATCTGTAGATACTCTGAGCTGTTTGATACTGGCTACCCCAGTAAACAACGAGCCGCTACTTACGCAGTTAGTAGGTAGGGTAATACGAAAGAAAGAAGGTAAGATAGATCCAGTTGTTGTAGATATTCAGTTGAGAGGCAAAACTGCACAAAGGCAGGCTTCGAATAGGGTAGGATTTTACATGAAACAGGATTGGTCGATAAAGTACCTTTAAAAAAATAGTTCTTGACAACATACTGAAAAAGGAGTATAATACGTGTTCTTATTTAGCTGGGAGAAGGTTTTTGACGAAGCAGAGGGAAGCCCACTTGAATGTTGCCGTATCATGGAAATGCTTATAAACAAGCAAATTCCCACAAATCGCTACGATCCAATATACAAGTACAGTGAGAAGTCGTTTAATGGTACAAGCTTTTTACTGCATCCTGACGTTATGTCACTCAACGCTTATAAGTACTCGCATAGAGACGTTGCTATCTACTATGCACTGGCCGCAATTAGAAGTATGGCTGATTATTTAGCAACAAAACAAACCACACTAGATGTATATCATGTACCTGTAGATCTAGAACTAATCGAAAACAATAGTCTACTTCGCTTAGATGGTGATATGGTTCACTTTCTATATGAAGAAGTCACAATGGAGAATACACACTAATGGCACTATCATTCAACAAACAAACTGGCGGCGCACAAAAATCATCCATCTCTACTTTTCAGTACAAAGATGGCGACAATAAAATGCGTATCGTCGGCGACATCCTAGCTCGCTACGTCTACTGGATTGAAGGCGAGAACGGCAAGAACATTCCTTTGGAGTGTCTATCATTCGATCGCAACGCCGAGCGATTCAATAACAAAGAACAGGATTGGGTTCGTGAATACTTCCCAGACCTCAAGTGTGGCTGGAGCTACGCTGTACAAGTAATCGACCCTACCGATGGTAAGGTTAAAGTAGCAAACCTAAAGAAGAAGTTGTGGGAGCAAGTAATTACTGCCGCAGAAGACCTGGGTGACCCTACTGATCACA